CCGTAGACGGTGATGGGTGCGTTCACTGTGACGCTGCCTCCGCCCGCCGTAGCCACCGCCTGCTGAATCATGGGAAGAAGATCCCCGAGAGGGGCGACCACTTCGGGCGTCCGGGCGTCCCCGACGACCGCCCGGACGGGAGACGAGATGATCCCGCCGGGGGCGAACGAGAGCCAACCACCCGGAGCAAGCGTGCCGTCGGCATAGTTTCCGCCGCTGGGTCCCCACGTATCCAGGACTCCGGGGTTCATGACCTCCAGCCAAATGGGCTTCGTGGTGGGGGCCATGATCTCTGCCTCCAGACGATCCAACTCGGTCATCGCGGGGGATATGTCGGCGAGGACGGGGGAGATTTTCTCCGTCTTGATGTCGCCCTCCAACTTTTCCAGCTCGGTATTCGCCGCAGCCGGATCGAGTTCCAGGTCGACTTCGACTGCGTACTGGAAGTAATTTTGCGCTTCGTATCCTTCTTTGGCCCCCTGACCGGGCCCCGCCCATCCTTCCGTCGGGCCGATGTAAGACCTAGCGAACATGTCCTCCTGGGCTTCCTGCCACGCGCCGAATCCAGACCACCAACCGGGCATAATACTGGTCGTCGTTTCGGCGGAAGCTTTTTCCAGTCCGGCCTTCCCCGCCTTCGTGAAGTATTTGGCTATGGCGTCGATGGCTTCAGGATCGATCTCTTCCGGGATCACCGATCGCAAGAAATCTTTGGCCAGTGATACCGTACTTTTCTCGTAATCCCAGGGGTTCGTGATGATTCGATAGGCTGCTTCTGCATCGGAGCCGAGTTCGCCGACGATCTGGCTCAGAGAATACAGATCGTCGGCGAACTCGCGGAGTCCCTTCTTTGTTTTTGATCCGCCGTATTCCTCCCAGAAGAGGGCCTCTCGGAGCGCGGAAGCTTCTGGTGATACTTTTGCCGTAACTTCTGCGATGTAAGGCTCGCCGGCGTCGATATGCTTTTGAATCTCCTCGTTTATTCCAGTTGTATCTATATTATTCGCTATATTGTAAGACCGCTGCTCCAGCATCCCTACAAGACGGCCCCACCAACTGAGGGCGGCCTGGCCCCCAGCCTCCTCGAACGCCTCGGGATCGGCTAGCTTGAGATCTGCTAATTGAGTTTCGATATCAGAAGCTTCTGACGCCGTGATCAGCCCGTCCTCGAATGCCGCCCAACCGTCTTCTGCGACGTCTCCGAGTAGATCGGCCATCTTGTCGCCGAGCCCGCCGACGGCGAACGGCTTTTCGAGGGCCTCGCTAAACGCAGTTTCAAATTCCGCCTGGAGCCGTTCGGCTTCGGCTTCGAGGTCAAGCTTCAGTTCGGCTTGCGCCCGCATCTCGGCGGCCTCGCCGGACTTCCCAAGAGCGTCTAACAGAGCAGCTTCGCGCTCGACGGGATCAATGAGGGCCCAAAGTCCGGGGAGCTGTGTCCGGATAGCGTTCATGGCAGCCTGAGGTGAATCATATGCCATCCCAGTAAGCGATTTCCCGTTGATGTGGACCGCCCATTCCAATTGGGCATCGGGAGTATGTATTATTTCAATCGTATCCGACCCGGCGGATACCGTCCCCGTCCTGGAGAATCGCTGGACCGTCTTCTCGTGGTAGTCGGCCCACCGCTTCATTTTGTCGTTCCAGGCATTCATGTAGCCGGAGGCAGCGGCGGAGCCAGCCCCCTCGCTGTCGACGTCTTTTAATTCCTTCTCGATACTGACACCGAGATCTGAAATGATATCGTTAAACGCCGCTAGATACTCATCGGCTGACATGTTGCCAGCGTTGGCGTTCAAGTCGGCCATCTGGCGGGTAAACTCAGTACCAAACTCTTTTGATCCGGATAAAACGCCATCGAGAGCAGTTATGTATTCGTCTGCTGATATTTCTCCAGACTCGAACATCTCGGTGATCGGGCCGATGACGTATTCAGTAGATTCTCCTAATTGAGCATGGACATCTGAAATTGAGTTGATAGCATCCTGGTATTGAGTCGCCGATATCTCGCCTTGAGAGAACGCCTCTTGGATCGGGCCTGCGATCGAATCAAAATCAGATCCAAGAGAAGTGACGGCGTTGGCAACGTCGTCCATTATGTTTTTGTACTCTTCCGCCGAAACCGTACCGTCCTCGAATGCTTGGGTGAGAGGTTCAAGAGCCTCGTCAGCCCCGTCACCAAGCTCCTCCGAAACGGTGGTCATGTCCTCCAGGATGGAGATGTAATCTTCAGCGGAGACCGTGCCGTTCTCAAATCCTTCGGTCAGGGGGCCGATCATGTCGGCGGCGGCGTCTCCGACCTGCGAATAAATCTCAGATACGCTTGATAAGGATTTTTTGTACTGATCAGTTGTCAGTTTCCCCGTGGTGGCGAACTCTTGGAGCGAATCCATAAGTCCGGTAGTCGGACCTTCCATGCCAGCGCTCGATACCTCTTTCAATCCGCTGAGGTATTCTTGAGCGGTGAGCTTCCCAGCATCTCTGGCGGCCTGGACGTCGGCCATATCCTTCACCCACTCGTCGCCGATCTTAATCTGACCGCCCGCCGATTTTAGACCGTCGCTCAGCGCCCCAGTGACATCTCCAACGAACGAACCGACAAGACCTCTGGTTTCAGTTCCGCCAGAGAGGACTTCACCTACCTTATTATCGAGCTTTTCTAGTCCTTCGTATAGTTCATATGCCCCTCCGGTAAGCCATTGCCATCCCTGTGTTCCGAGACCGATGAGGGCTTGCGTGATGTCGTTCACGCCTTTCATCATCCAAGTGAGAGATGGCAAAAAAACGGCACCGATTGAGGTTGCAGCGACAGATATCTTTCCCTTGAAAATGTCGATCTGAGCATTTAGAGTTTCCTGAGACTTGGCGTAAGCTTCGTTCAGGCTGGAAGCGTTCTCCCACGCGCTCGCGCCTGTCTCCAGCGCCGCATCGAGGCCCTCGATCTCCTTTGTGACCGGATCGACCTTCCCAACTAGCATCCCCATCATCTGGCCGCCCGTGGCCCCGAATTTCTGGAGGGCCTGCCCCTGCTCCTCGATTGGAAGCTCGGATATAGCGACGGCGAGCTCCTGGACGATCCCTATGGCGTCTTCTCGGATGGCCTCCTGGAACTCCGTGGCGTCCATGTCCAGCAGCGACGAGATGCCGCTCTTGTCGTCCCTCATCATGTAATTGAGGGCATCTTTCAGTGACTCGCCTGAGGTCTCGGCAGTCATGCCGAATGCCTGGAGCTGACCGATGAGAGCCGCCCACTCCGAAAGCTGATCTGGCGACGGTTTCAGCATCGCCATCTGAGCCGATACCTTTTTCATGCCGGTGACGATCGATTCTTCAGAAGTCGCCATCGAGTCGGCAAGATCGTTGATGGTGGACCCCATACGGTTGCCGAACTCGGTCCAGGTCATCTCGGCGGGCTTCACAACCGATCCGATTTTTCCAATAGATTCGCTTGCAGCGTCCGCCGACATGCCCCAGGCAGACGACATCTTGAGAATCGTCTCGGTATATCCGGCGATCTCGGTCGGGTCAATCCCCATCCGCCCGGCTCCCGCGGCCGCCCCGGCTATGGACTCCATTGACGCGCCGGTCTCGCCCCGGATGGCGAGGAGGTCGGAGGAAAGTTTTGAGAACCCTGCAGCGGTGGTGTCAGTTACCTTCTGGACGTCGACCATGAGAGTTTGCCATGTGGCAGCGCTAGAAACGCATTTTCCGAGACCGACGCCGATCACGGCTATAGAAGCCCCGATCCCTAGAAGAGCGATCCCGGCGGGTCCGAGGGCGGTAGCGAAAGTCCCGGCTGCCTGGCCCAACATCCCGAACTGGGAGGACATCCCCGTGACGAGCTGGTTGCCGAGCTGCTTTCCAACGTCGCTGAAGTTCCCTCCCGTTAGAGACGCCTTGAGCCCGCCCGTTATGTTGGTCCCGGCGTTTTGCATCATGCCGGGGATGGAGCCCAGGCTCTTCTCCAGGGGGCCGAGATCGGCCCCCACCTCTACAAACGCCGCGCCGAGTTTTTCCGAGACCATAGTTTAGGCTCCTTCGATATTGCTCCTCTTATGATAGTGGTCCATGAACTCGTCTCTGTTAAGCTTTGAGAGAAAAATAAAATCATCAGATTGAGGGCAACGTCAAATTGGAGGATTTTCGTCTATATCCGCAACATATAGACTGATATCCACCACGCAAGCTCCGACGTGGGGTACCAATTCAATATGC